AAACATTATTTATGGATTTAGAAGCTGGCGACATTGCACTTAATGAGTGGGGTGGAGACACAATACGACCAGAAACATGGCAAGAAGCAAGAAACTTTGCCTGTTACTTTGGTGGTCCTAATCCAAGTCTAAGTAATGACATGCCATATTCACAGGCTCATTATGATGCACTTGTTAAGGATTGGGGTGACCCCGCAGCATTACACGAAAAATATAAGACACTATTTGTTGATTCAATAACAGTAGCAGGTCGATTAAGTTTTCGTTGGTGTAAACAGCAAGACGAAGTGTTAACAGAGAAAACTAAAAAAATTAACATGCTCGCAGTGTATGGATTACACGGCAGAGAGATGCTTGATTGGTTAACACAATTACAACATGTCAGAGATAAGAATGTTGTATTAGTTGGCATTCTTGATGAGAATGTTGATGATTTTAATCAGAAGATTTATAAACTTCAGATTGAAGGGTCTAAAGTAGGTAATGAATTACCAGGCATTGTTGACGAAGTTGTTACCATGAGAATAAATCGTGATGACACTGGAGCTTCATGGCGTGAATTTATATGTCATACAGACAATCCTGATGGATTTCCAGCTAAAGACAGAAGCGGTAAATTAAATCCTGTTGAAGAACCGCACTTAGGTAAGCTATTAGCAAAATTAGTAGCGCCTAAAACAACAACTACAGCAGAAACTTTAAATCACAATATACCAAACATAGAGGTACTTACAAATAAGGAGACAGCATAATGTTAAATTTTAATGAAGCAGACGAACAATTTTCAGGATCACAACAATCAGATTTTACACCTATACCTGAAGGAACGATTGTTGATGTATTGTTAACAATAAGACCAGGTGGCGCAGGTGAAGGTGGGTTGTTAAAACAATCACAGCGTTCTGATGCACAATATTTAGATTGCGAGTTTACCGTTACTAATGGTGAGTTTGAAAAACGTAAGTTCTGGACAAACTTAACAGTTATGGGTGGTAGTCTTGATGACAATGGCAGAAGTAAAGCAGGAAACATTTCTATGAGAACTATTCGTGCAATGCTTGAGTCTTGTTACAATATAGAGCCAAGAGATATGAGCGATGCAGCCAAAGCTGTTAGAGTTTTATCTTCTTACGGTGATTTAAATAACCTAGTATTTAAAACATCAGTTGGTATTGAAGAGTATAACGAAAAGAAAAACAATAAACTTGATAGAATTATTGTTCCCGGTATGCCTGAATATAAGCAACCAAAAGGTCCAGATGGTTTAATAAGACAACCTAAGCCGTCTACCCAAACTGTGCAAACTACAGTAGATGCTACCCCAATTGCAGCTCAAGGCACAGTAGCAGAAGCTCCTTCACAAGCTCCTGCAAACAGCTCAGGTAAACCATCTTGGGCATAAGACAGTAGGTAATTATCATTTAACCTATTCCGTTAGGCCCGTGGGAGAGCCTATTGTCAAAAATCTCCCACATCAACAAGTAAAGGAAATCAATATGTATACAGGAACAGAACCAGAAAAAAATGCCGTGCATGATACTATTAAAGATGTTGTGCCAAATTTTGAAGCTATAGGTTGGGAAACTAAAATACGCGAAATATCATCAGATCAAATATTTAATTTAATAACAACACTATTAGTTTCTTATAAAAATAGATTAAACGAAAGAATACAAGAAGATGTTACAGAATCGCGTTCTATCGTTTCAGAAGAAAAACCAGATAAAAATAAAAAATATGATACACCCTTTGATGACGAGATTCCCTTTTAGATGATAGATCTTAATCCACCTATAAACAACGGAGATGTTAGTGATTTGGTAACACCATTCATTGACAAAGCTTTAGTTCTTGAAAATCAAAAAGAACCAAAAAGAACTTATCTTGGAGCTTCATCTCTTGGAGAGCCATGTAAAAGAAAATTACAGTATCGTTACATGCAAACTCCTCCTGACGAGGGTAAAGATTTTGATGGTAGGACATTAAGAATATTTCAAGTTGGCCATGATTTTGAAGATTTAGCTATTGCATGGCTAGTAAGAGCAGGATTTAATCTGCTTACAGAAGATAAACAAGGTCGTCAGTTTGGTTTTGATACTGCTGATGGACAAATAAAAGGGCATGTTGATGGTATTATAACAGACGGTCCTGTTGATTGGTCTTATCCATTTTTATGGGAATGTAAATCAGCTAACGATAAAAAATGGAATGAATTTAAAAAAAAGGGGACAAAAGAAACGAATCAGGTTTATTACGCACAGGTAGTTTTATACCAAGCTTATATGGGTTTAATGGATAATCCTGCTTTGTTTACTGTCGTAAATAAAAATACGCAAGAGATATATTTTGAAAAAATACCTTTTAATGCTAAAGTTGCACAAAGGGTATCAGATGCGGCGGTTAATATTTTAAAAGCGACAAGCAGTGGCGAAATGATGCCTAGAGTAGCAACGAAGGCGGACAGTTTTTTATGTAAATTTTGTGAATTTAAAATTAAATGTTGGGAAATAAAAAGTGATAAAGAGCAATCATCTGGACTTCAACCAGGTTGGAAATGATATTCCTTCACAGTTTGATGTTACAGATTTTAAAATTAGAGCGAAGGGGTCATTAAAAAGCATATTTAGTTATATGTTTCCAAATGGTCGTATACGAGGAAATGAATTTATAATTGGTGACTTACAAGGTTCGCCAGGCGATTCATGTTCATTTAATTTAGATAAAGATGGTTTAGGCAGTGAGTTTAATGGTGGCTATTCATTTAGTGACTTTATTGATGTATGGTCATATTCACAAAACACTTCATTTCAAGACTCAGTAAAAGAAATTTCAGAAAGATTTGGAATACCATTACATCAAACATATATTGAACCCGTACAATCAACATATAAACAAGAACCTAAACAAGAAAAAGTTATAGAGCATAAGTATTTAGATAAAGATAATAGTTTGTTGTGCACTGTTCTTCGTATTGAAATGGATAATGGAGAAAAAACTTTTAGACCTAGACTAGCAAGCGGTGAATACAAAATGCCTGTTGTTAGACCTTTATATAATATTCCCAATATATGTAATGCAAGCACCATTGTATTTGTTGAAGGAGAAAAATGTGTAGACGCATTAACAAGCAAAAATATACCGGCAGCAAGTGCTATGGGAGGATCCAATACTAATCTTGAAAAAACAGATTGGAGCGTTTTAGAAGGTAAGAATTTAATTATATGGCCAGATAATGATGAAGCAGGAAAAAAGTTTGCTAATAAGCTCTCTCATCATTTAAACAATATATGTGCATCAGTTAAGGTCGTAGATATTCCTGACTATAAACCAAAAGGTTGGGATGTTGCTGATGCAATAGAAGAAAATTTTGACATTGATGAAGTATTAAACACACAAGGCACAGCGCCTATTAATTTGTTAAATAACTCTCTATCTGTTAAAAATTTAGTTCAAGGCAAAGCCCCAGCCTATGAATATTTGTTGGAGTCAACTTTACCTAAAGGAGTTGCGGGAATATTAGCTGCTTCTGGTGACACAGGTAAAGGTATATTAACTCTCGACTTGGGCATGAAGATAGCATATGGCAATGTTGGAATAGACACTGCTTTTGATGCTACATTACTCGATAACGGCAATGTCGTTATCTTAACAGCAGAGGACGAAAAAGATGAAATACATAGACGTATTGAAAAGTTGGATACTGAAGGGCATAGATTTAGGGAAACAGGGTGTGACTTACATATTATCCCGTTCCCAGACCATGGTGGCGTTGTACCTATCGTTGCAATCCAAAATGGTCGCCCTGTTATCACGGATGAGTGGAAACAGATTGAGCGACAGATTATGCAAATGGATAATTTGGCTCTCGTTGTTATTGATCCTCTTGCTAGTTTTATTCTAGCAGACATCAATGCAGACCCATCTCATGGTGCATTTGTAACAGGATACTTTGCAAGCCTAGCAACAAGAACAAATGCTACGTTTCTCATGGTACATCACATGACTAAGATAGACATGAAGTATCCTGTTCGCACTCCGGAACATGCTCGTAATTTAATCAGAGGTACATCAGCTCTTGTAGACGGAAGTAGATTTGCCATGGCTTTATGGCCTGCTCCTGAGTCAGAAGCTAAAACAGTATGTTTAAAAGTAGAAGAAACATTTAAAAGAAACAAAGTTATATACGGAGCCGTTGTTAAATCAAATGGCCCTGTTAACAGAGAGGTTAGAATATTTGTTCGTAATGATGAGTCGGGACTACTAGAAGGTACATCACAAGATATATCTGTTGTAGACGAACAAGATAAAGTTATAAGACTTAGAAGCCTTGTTCAAATAATTAAGTTAGCAGCTCAAAAAGGTAATCCTTTTACAGTTACAGGCGAAGATGGTTTTGTAGCTCGTGAAGGCGAAATGCCACCTGAGTTAAAAGGTGTATCTCAAAGCACCTTTAGAAGATATGTGTCAGAACTTATTGACGACAGAAAAATTGTTCGTTCAAGACTTAAAGAGAACACGGGTCAAGCAAAATATCTTGACGTTCCTGAAGGACCATTTGCTCAAGGCTATGGTGAGTTAAAAGCAGGTAAAGTTACATAGCTAAAGGATTGTCATTATTGCCAAGCTTATCAATCCTATCTTCATTTCTGTCTAATCTTTTTTCTAAGCTATCAACTTTTGTTGTTAACTCAGCAATAGATTCTTGCAACGGCACAATATTTACTGATTTAATTTTTTTCTTTTCTATATTATCAAGACGCAAATTAAACTGACCCCAAGTGTAGAAGCCACCGCCAATGGCCGTGATTACCCCCACTATGGTTATGTACTGTTGAAGTTTAGGTAATATATTTTTCATAACTATCTCCTATTTTTTACCAATGTATAAACCAAACCAAGCAGCTCCAGCGCCCACTATTATAGAAACAAACGCTGACTGAGCATTAGTTGGGTCGGATAATGACATAAACCAATCACAAGTTTTATAAAACATAACACCATATAATGTTATAAGTATTCGTGGAAACACTCTCCACTTATCAAAACCCTCCGGATTATTATACCAAGACTTTCTCTCTACTTCTACTATTTTAACTTCTTCGGACATTATCTAAAAAACTCCATGTTTTGTGTTTGTATTAAATTTGATTGTTGATTTAAATTAGTTCCTACCAAATTATTATATACATCTACGTTATCACTCAAAGTAACATTTGCATATATGTCTTTAGGTTCATACCAACTAGATCCATCAGGTATGTCTAAACTTTGATAATCATTAAAACCTGATGAGTAACCCATATATGCTAATAAGTTAGCTTGTCCTTGCGCATTATACTCACCAGATTCACTTTGACTTCTTTCATTTGCTTCTTGTTGATCTTGTATATTTTGAGCTACAATTTGATCTGCTACTTGATCTGCTTCTGATGCAGTCATAACAGAAGATGTAACGCTTTCTATTTGATTCTCCATAGTTGTTATTTGAACTTCGGCCATGGCAACAGAAGGTGTATTATCAATACCAGGCATAGGCATAATTGTAATAGATTGTAACACATTATTAGTTTGAACTTGATCAGCAGCAACTTGATTTGAAGCAGTAGGTGAACTAACATTCCCTACTGTTGTACCAGAGACGTTTACAGAGCCGTTATTGTTATTTGAGTTGCTACTACCTGAAGACGCATAGCTTCCTCTTACAACGCTTGTAACAAGGTTTGAGATAGTATTCCTTGTCGTTGATATATTTCTTCTTCTAAATTGATTCTCTTCTACTTCTTCTTCTATTTCTTCCGGACTTATTTCATCAATTGATTCGTCAAGTAATTCTTCTTCTTCCTCGATTGCTTCTTCTTCATCAAATAATTCTTCTATAACTTCAGCAATTTCTTCTTCAATAACTTCTTCTTCTACAAACACAAGAAAGTCTTCTTCAACTCTTTCTTGAACTTCTTCAAAGAATTGAACTACTTCTTCTGTTTCTATATCTACTATTTCTAAAAACTCTTCTTCCAAATCCGGAAGAGCATCCACAAACTCAATATCGTACTCGCTATCAATATGTATAAGTAATGAGTCATCTTCTAAATTAAATCCCTGATCAGGTTCAGTGTCGCTAAGAATAAAAATAGTATCAATGTTGCTGCCATCATCGTTCCAATCGTTATCATCTTCAAAGCCCACTGAAAAAGAAAATAACTGTTCGTCTTCATCTGTGCTAAACCCAAATATTGTTTCATCTTCATCATATCCAAATATTATATCCTCATCTATTCCATAAAGAAAGTTATCATCGTTAGAGTCATTTGTTAAATCATAGACATTACAAAGCTCTGAGTAAGCAGAATCTACTAAACACTGGGAAGAAAGATTACTAAATGATTCGTCTACAACTTCTGCTGTAGTAAGACTAAAGTCATCTGTCTCAATATATGTTGTATTGTTGTTATCTAAATAACGTAAATAAGTTGTTGCTTCGTTATTGCCTTGAACCCCTATGGTTATATTGTGTGAGCGAACTTGTATTTTATCGTAACGAAATTCTATTGCATTTGTGCCTTCGTATAAAATAGCTTCAAAAGTATTTTGTAATTGATTGCTGTATTCTTTTGCATTGTACCATCCAATAACAAAATATTGATCTGTGTCAGATGTATTACCAAATGTCTGAATATAAGGATTTTGAGTACCGTTTCTGTTAATTAAATCCGTCCACATTGGAAATACACTGTAATTAAATGAAGTAGCTGGTATTGCTTCTGATAAATAGTTTCTTTGTCTTGATACATTAAAGTTTGACTGAAACGTAAAGAAACCGTTCATAGATATATTTACCTGGTCAAATGTTTGATCATAAAAAGTAAAATCAAAACCAATATCTTTCATACCACTCATCGAATCATCTCCAAGATTAAGAGCTGTGCCTGAGTTTTGTATGTTTATTATGCTTTCTGTACCAACAGTAAAGGTAGGGTCTGTTGCCCATGCAGATGTTGTTAAAAATAGTAGTGTTATTAGCCTAAACATATTTTGTGCTTAGGATACCTGTTACAGAAATCTTTCTTTTTGTATGCTTTTACTTCATAACCAGTTAATTCTTTTTTTACTTCTTCCCAATCTGGTCTTTCTTCTGGGTTTTGTTCCCATGCTATACGAGCTTCTTCACCTATCTTTCCTTTATACGGACAAGGACTACCGGCTTGCATCATCGAACGCCACACGCGAGCGTCCTCACAAAGTAATGCAACAGCTGCAACTTTCATTCCCATATCGTAGAGGCCTTTACTAAGCTTTAGTCTTTCGCAGTTTTCGTCTCGCACACTTCTACCTGTTGATACACCAAAGAATTGAGTTTGGACTGCTGAACTAGCTCCTGATGTGCATAGGTCTTGACTATATGACATTATGGAAGGAGCCACGGCGCTCGGAGGTGGAGATTTAACCCTTTGTGTTACCTTTTGTGAACTATTGCTTGTTGATGTGTTTGTATTTACATTCTGTGAAGTATTGTTATTTGTATTAAAATTTTGATTATTAGTTGTAACGTCAGAACTTGATGTCGAAACATTGTTGTTATTATTGGTATTAGAAGTTGTTGAAGTGTTAACATTGGTGTTGTTATTTTGATTTGTAGAGTTGTTAGTTATCAAAGAAGTGTTGTTAACATTTTGTGTTTGATTAACAGTGCTTGTTACAACAGAAGTATTGTTGTTGGTATTTGTTGCAGTAGAATTAGTCGTTGAATTAATTGTTGTATTATTAGTATTGGTGTTGTTAGAAACATTAGTATTTTGATTATAATTAGTGTTTGTGTTGGTGTTATTGCTAGTGACAGTTGATGTAGTCGTAGTTGTATTCGTTATATTGCTGTCCTCGGCTAAAAGCAAACTACTAACAGCCGCTGCTGATACAAAAATAATTAGAAAGTCACGTAAAGTATTTTTCATTATACACCATAACTAAATATACCTTGAGGAACCTGTCTTTGTATTCCTCTATATTGTCTAAGATTAGTTATTTTATTTTGAGCTATATTTTCTAAATCTTTTAATATGGAGTCATAAAATTTAGTTAAACCTGCTTCATCTGTATTAAACCTTTTTTTATAAACATTTTGATCTCTACCATCATAGTAATCTACTCTATTTAAAAACATGTCTCTTCTAGATAACCCTTCTTGATCTATATCTCCTATGTTATAAAATAAACCATCTCGACCACCATAACTTATTTGCAAGTCACCTTTTAAATCAAAACCATATTTTTTTTCTATTTCTTCTATATAAGGTATAATTGGATCTAATAATTTTTTTGTAAATTCTACATTTTCTTTATTCATTTTTTTTCTTTTGTAATCACCAATGCTGTAACTTTGAGATTGTAAATTATCAAAATCTACACTGGCATAGCCTGTTTTATTAGATGGTTTTTTGTTACCTATACCTAATAAACCAGCAACTAAAGCTGCTGCGGCAAGATAAGGAGCTGCTGTAGCAAGACCTGAGAAAGCACCAATACCAGATGCTCCAGCTCCCGCTAAGGTTCCAAGGCCTGATGCTAATGATGGATCTTTTACAAAATCAGCTAAAGATAATACACCACCGACAGTTCCAAGAACATTGCCAATGCTTGTTATTCCTTGACCTGGTACTCCACCTCCACCAAAACCTGTTGCTGAGGCTCCTGTACCACTTACACCCGGAATAAAAGATCTAGGTGCATTAAAGAAGTTTCCTACACTTGACAAAAATCCAGTATCTTGTGGTCCATAAGCTGGATTTAATTTAACAGCAGCATTAGCTGTATTTTCTGGGCCATAACCAAAGAAACTTTTAACTCCATCAATAAAACTTGGTTGTATTGGATTCATATTTGCATCATAAAGAACACCAGTACCAGCTATTCCAGGAGCACTCATACCTGCTGCTGAATTTAAACTTATTACTCCAGCTGGACCTGCTTGAGACATTGTATTTTGAATAAGATTACCTAAACTTCCAATACCAGATGTAAAGGCTGATCCTAAACCTTTTGCACTATTACCCGTATTAAATAAACTTCCAAATTTTATTTTATCTAAATCTTTTACTACTGGCATTCCAAAAGTTGGCAATCCTAAAGCATTTAAACCAGTTCCTATTCCAGTGCTTACAGCAGCAAGTTTTAAAGCATCTCCAAGCATAGCTCCAGTTGAAGGTGTTTTTGCAGCACCACCTACATCATAAGTTTCTTGTCCAATTGTATAATCACTAACAGCACCTGGAGCACCAGCAAAAACTATACCTCCTGCCGGTGTTAATGAAGAAGGCAATGCACTAGGTCTTACAAGACCGCTACCAACTTTATAGCTAGATATAGGTTTATCGTAACCGTAAGATGGTATACCTCTTAGTCTACGGCTACTTCCTCCACCAAATCTTGGTAAAGAAGAAGAATTATAACCAAAATCACCTATAGTTCTTCCTACTCTTGGTGGTTCAATTAATCTATTCATTATCTTTGTCCTTTTTCTGCTATTGCTTGTGTGTCTGGATTGTTACCAGCTAGAGCTTTTCTTCTGTTTAATTCACTAAACACATCAACATCTTGTCTAAAGTCTTGTACTTTTGGTAAAGGTGTTGAACTTCTTACAGCTCCAGGTATAGCTGTAATAGTTTCTGATAAAACTCCTCCTAAATCAGAGATACGATCAGATATATTTTCACGACTAGGTATAAAAAGAGATTTAGGTTTTGCAATTCTTTTTAATCTATCTGTTGTTTTTTGATTAGACATTGCACTATATTCTTCTGGCTCATCACCTTGTTCTCTAATCATATTTCTAGCAGTGTTTGCTAAACCTACATTATACATAGTTAATAATTCAGATAAATTAGCTTTATTAGGATTAAAGTAATCTACCGGATTTGTTTTAGTTGCCCATCTTGGATCCGCTAATGCTTTTAAAAACCACTCTGAATTTAACATGTTAGCATAGGCCTTTATAGTTTGATATTGTGTTGCCAAACCAGCTCCAGCTGCTAAAGGTATATTGCCTGTTAAGATACCTACTGGTAATGCAGCAAAAGCTGCGGCTAAAGTTTGAGCTATTAAAGCTCCGCTATTTCCAATTTCCCATTTTCTTACTTTATCAAAAGTGTTTCCTAAACCTTGAATAACTTTATATGGATTTTTAAATTTAGACTCACCAAACAACATGTTAAATCTTTTTGGATCATCGCCAAATTGTTTTACAAATCCACCAGAAAGAGTATTGTTTAAATCTCTACTATTAATAATTTCGTTAACTTCATCTGCATTTTTTCCAAGAACTCTTGTTAGACTTCTTTGTAAAATTTTTTGTTGTAAATTTGCTTTGTCATTTTTTGTTAATTTTTTTAATACTCTTTCTACATTCTGTGTGCTCGTTGTTGGATTTAAAAATTGAGTTACAAATTCATCAATATCTACATTACCTTTTTCTAATTTAAATCCATTTTGTTTAATTCTATTAAAAAAAGCATCACTTGTTAAAGCTACCTGTTTTTCCATGTTTTTATTAAATAATTTAACATTATCTCTTACTTCTTTAAGACTAGCAGTTCCTAAAGTATTAGGATCGGCTAAAAATTTAAGATTTTGATCAAATAAACTTTTAATTGCTTGTTCAGTTCCTACTTCAAAATCACCAGCTCTCATTGCTGAATCTGTTATAGTGTCAAGATATTCTTTTAAATCTAATAATTCTTTTGCTCCGTCTTTTCCAAAAATAACTTGTAACGTAGAATCAGCTGTTCCTTGACCATTGTAACCATATTTTGCAATAACATCTGAAACTTGACGAATAGTCGTTTGTCCTTGATCCACACCCATTTCTTTTACTATTTCTTTACCAAATTGCTCTTTTATACCTTGTTTTAACTTTTTAGGATTTGCTTGTGCTAATTTATTTAACAATATTTCATCTTGCTTTCGTAATGAAGTTCTTCCTTTAGTTACTTCAGTTTGAGCAGTTTTACTTGCATCAACTGTTTCTTCTAATACATCTTGAGCAATTTTTTGTTGGCCTTTAGCTAAAGAAATAGGTTGTTCGATAACATCTTTAATTATTTCATCTTGTCCAAGAGCTGCTGTTTCTGGAGATGTTTTTAACATTGACCTATCTTTTCTTCTTATTACATCTCCTGTGTAATCTATAAAACTTTCAACAACTTGAGGACTGTCAGCTTGTTCTGTTAAAACATATTTAAACAAATTTTCAATTGGCATTTTACCTTCGGCAACTTTTTGTGAAGCAACTCCTAGACCAAACTCTTCAAAAGCTTCAAATGCTTTTCTATTATCAATAGTAATATCTAAAGTTTTAGCAACGTAATCATCTAAAAGATTTAAACCATCTATATAATCTTTAGGTTTATATGTTTTGCCTATTTTCCTTTTTGCAGGTACTGCTTCTATTCTTTTTCCTCCACGAGTTAATGATGCTGGTGTTCCTGGAGTAACAATATCAGGTTCTTTTTTTGTAATAACTTTTCCTTTTTTAGCTAAATCAACAGCAGAAGCTAAAGCAGCATTTGCTACATCAAAATCTTGAACAGCTGAGTCCCATAAATTTTTTACAGGAAAATTTATACCATCATTAGCTGCTAATGTTATTTTTCTCATTTCCTGTATAACTTCATTAACTTGTAATGGAGATAAAAGAATTTGTTGATCTGCCATAAATTTATTATTTATAAACTCACCTTCAGTGTTGTAAAGTTTTGCAAAAGTTCCTTCTCCTACATTTTTTAATGGAGTTGTTTTTTTAAATTTTTGAATTTCTGTTAAAAGACTATCTGGTGCTATATATCTAATTCCTTTTTCTTCATCAAACATCATTGCAAAAACAGGAACTTTTCTTTTTCCAACTTGAGCTGAAATAACATTTATGTTTTCATTAGCGGTGCTTTTAAATGTGTTATTTAAGTAAGTAGCAAGAAGTTTATCTGTTGGAGTTAAACCTCTTTTCATTACTGGCATTTTATTAGGGCCAACAAAATCAAAAAATTTACTAGCTTGATTTTGTAAGTCTTGTGGAGTTATTTCATCAAATAAAGGCATAATTTTTTCAAAACCTTTTCTTGCTGCTCTTTCTCCGACAGTAATAGCTTCTGTTGAACCAATTGCTACATTATCTTGTAGTGTTTTAAATATAACACCAGCATCCTCATCAAGTTTTATCGTACCTTTTTCTAAACCCTTTAAAGTATTATCTAATATACCTGCTACATTAGTTACAACATTGTGACGAAAACCTTTACTTGCATCTCTAAGTTCGTTTGCTTTTAAACCTAAAGCATCTTGCATAGCTTCTACTATGTCTTTATCAGTAATTTTTGAAAATTCTTCAGGCGTTAAGGCTTCTTCAAATTCCTTTCTTAATGCTTTTGCATTTATTTCTGATCTTTTTGTTTGTAAACCTGCAATTTGTTCAGCAATTCTTCCCATTTTTGCTCTTAAATTTTTATTATAAAAAGGTTCTGAGTATGGATTTGGTCTATATCCTCTTGATACAAAGTCTTTGTAACTATCTTTGGCAGGAGTTGGTTCTATTCCTTTTGATACTCCCTTAGACCAATCTTTATAAGCATCTTCTCCATAAATAACTTTTGCTTGTTTTTTGGGACTAGCTTTTAAAATTCTTCCAACACCCTTTAACAAACCAAGAGTTGCAAGATCGCCTCCAGCAGCCCAAGCTGCTTCTTTTAATCCTCTTCTATTTACTTCAGATGCTGATTCTTTTTGTATTCCTCTCATCCATTGTTGTGTTTCATTTAACGCATTACCAACATAAGCACCAGCTCCAGAACCTGTTACAGCTAAACCTATAGTAGCTAATCCAGCAATAGGAGCGGAGACGGGTAACGTAGCTATACCAGCTGCTCCTAAAGCTAAACCACCGGCAAATCCAGCAATTGAACCTCCAGTAGTATAACCATACTCACCTAAAAAATCTAAAAAGTCTTCAGCTTCAAATTTATCTGAATCTATTGCAAGTAAATCATTTGTAGCTGTAATACCTAAGTTTTTTTGACCTTCGGGAGTTAATAAAAAATTACCTAACTTATCAACAACATAACCTTTATCACCTGTCATTTTATTTAAGTAAGCTACTTTTTCATCAAAATTATCTGTTTGACCAAAAAATGTTCTTAATCTTTTTCCTTGTATGTAACCTATTGGATCTTCTGTGATAGTTGCTGTATTACCCACACCTGTTTTGTAATCAGCTCCTCTAAAACGACCTGTTCTTGTAAAAACACTTAAAGGTTGATCCGCTTCTTTTTTTAAAGTTTTAGCACGTTTAGTTGACTCTATAAAATCACCACCAATTTTATTTCTTAATGCACTTTCTTCAACAGGTGTCAGTTGTTCACCAGCTTGTTTAACTTGAAAAGTTTTGCCATCAAATGATTTATAAAATTTTACTACCATTTTAACCTTGCGTTAAATCAATACTTTCATATATGTTTTCAGTTTCATCTGTTTCTTCAAATTGTAAAGCACTTGATTTTGGAATTGAAAAGGCTCCCCCACCTTTTTGTAATTGATTTAAAACAGAACGCTCTATATCTTTTATGTCTTCAAGATACCCTGATGATTCTCCTTGAGCATATAAACTTTGTAACGCAGAGTTAGCATTTCTAGAAGGAGCTTCAAAAATATTTATTAACTGTTCTAACGCTAATTTTGCTCCAGCTACATCTGTAAATGTTCCTAAAACATTTACAATATCATCAGCTCTTTTTCTATCAGCGTCGGATATTGTTCTGTTAGATTCTCCGAGAATAGTTGTAATATTTTGAGCCGTAAATCTTTTTGCCCACCTTGCAATAATTTCAGGTGTAGGCATTATTTGATTTCCATTTTCGTCAAAAGCTATTCTTTCAACACCAGCAATAGCTGCAATTGATCTTGATAAATCATTTACTCTTTGAGCTAAACCAATGTTGTCTGCACTAACTAAATCTTTTATCATGCCAATTTCATCTTTAGATTCTTGAGCATAATTTTCAGCTTGGTATATTTCTGTTATAATAGGAGCTAAATTAACATCAGGAACATATTTAACTTCTCCTGTGTTTTTATCTTCTAACATTCTAACTCTAAATTTTAAATTATCCTTACTTCCTCTTGAATAAAGACCACTAATTTCTACAGGAACAAAAGCCTTATGCCTAAAGTTATTAGGAACTTGTTCTTCTGTTTCTATTAAAACTTTTTCTTGTGCTGGTTTAGATTCAGCTACCTGTTGTTGTGTACCAGGCATTGGTACTCGACCGGCAAGAATAGCTTTTCTCATAAACTCTTCTTCCCTATCTATATCATCGCCTCTTATTTCTCTTGCAAGTTCAGCTGGGCCTATTTCATAATCACCGTTTTTTGTTAACTCATAAACTTCTCTTTGAGTTAATCCAGTTGGAGTTAATACAAATTCATTTTGACCTTTATCACCAAAACCAAACATTGATTTATCTTTTCTTCTGTAGGAATAAAAATCTCGCTTATCTGATTCTGGCAATTGCGATCGTAATTGTTCTGCTCTTGTTGCCATTACAGCAGCGTTTCTTCTTGATTCATCTGTTAAGAAACTACCATCTCTTGGTGTAGCCATTCCACGAGCAGCTTGCAGTTCTAAATTTTGGATTTGCTCTCTTATGTCTTTTTCATTTTTTGGTACACCCATATTCTTTCTTATTGATTGTAAATCTTTAGAAAACTTATCATCAAAAGGATTTTTATCAGAAAATTTTGCACTCGCTGGAGCTTGTTGAAATTGTTCAATATCTAAATTTTGAATAGCTTCTAATGCTTCTCCACCACGTCCAGTTTCTTGTTTAAAAATTTCATATAATAATACATTAGTTTCAGGAGAATCTTCTAAAGGAACTTTTTCTCCTTGAATTGTTTCATAAGACAATTCACCTGTTTCATCATCAAATTTAGTATTTTGTTTTATCCATGATTTAAAATCATCTATATCCTCTACAGCATTAGTTTCTTTTTCATTAACTAATTCTTCTTTTTTTGGTTGTTGAGATTTTACATTTTTTAAATCTGATGTTAGTGCATTTAAATCTTTTTGAATGTTATTAGGTTGTAATATAGGATCATCAATTAAATCATAAACTAAAGGGTTTTTTGTACCACGAGCTTTTTCTGTTCCTTTAGCTATATTTTTTTGTACTTTATCACTTGTTAAACTTTGATTTAGTGCAAGCAATCCTAATGCACCAATATTGGAAGGAGTAGGTAAAATAGGACCAGAACCTTGCAACATTCTTAATATAGAATTTTTTGGTTTTATAATAGGTGGGTTATTCACTTATTATTCTCCTTAATTAAAAAAATCAAAAAATCCTCCGCCAGCAATAGGGCTACCTGGAGGAAT